TTGGCATGATAGTAACAAGCTTCTTGTCCAATGTGTTTGCACTTAATAACGCTGCTGCGATATAACCACTTGCTGCCTCACCTGCGTAGGTAGAGTTGCTAATAGTAGGAAGTGCGAATTTTTGTAATTTGTTCATTGTTTCCTTTTTAGGATTGTTAATAATTTTATTTATAAAGTTTAGATAAGAAAGAAGATTGTGAGTCTACTGTTTTCTTACCATAGTTTTTTCTGTTTGTTTCAACTGAGAATTTGCTTACTTCTTCTGTTGGAGCACCATCTAATTTTGGTAACTCTTCTTCTTCATCAGGCTCTGCTGACATTTTCATTCCTGCAACTTCTTGAGTTACTTCTGAATCTACTGGTGGCATCATTGCTTCTAATTTCATTTCCATTTCTTGGATTCTGTAAGCCATATCTTCCATCTTCTTAGCCATATCGCCTAAGTTGATTTCTACTTCTGATTCAGCTTCTTCTTCATCTTCTTTTGTAGCATCTTCTGGGATTGGCATTACTTCTTCGGTTTCTTCTGCCATCAAAGTTCCAGATTTAACTTGGTTCTTTTGGTCAGGTACTACATTTACTTCTAATACATCTCCTGATGCAGAAGGTAAATCTTCAACCTTTACAGTTTCTAATTCTACGTTTTCTCTTTCAGCAATCTTACCATCCTTAACGAATACTTTAATTAAGTTCTCATTACCTGATTCATCCTTTAAAGATAATTCATGCTCACCATCTGGTGCAGGGGTTTTAGTACCATCTTCTGATACTACGAATAAATCTTCACCTACATCAAATGTTGCAGATTCAACGATTGTTCCGTCTTTCAATTTTGCGTAAGCTAATGCAACCTCATTATCCATAGATAAAAGTCCTAATATCTTACTTAATACAGTTTTTGAATTCATTGTTTAGTTGTTTATAATGTTAATAACAAATGTGTTAAAAAAAATAGTTATTTTTCGTTTAAAAATCCTGTCTCTGTGAATGTGTGATATGTCCATCCATCTATGCTTTCTATTGTTCCGCCTGTAAATTGTTCAGTACCTTCGTATCTTACTTTTACTAATTGAGTATCAGCATCTATTACGATGTGATTGCTGCCTGTTAATTGAACATCCTTGTTATCAAAACTATGTGGGTATGTTCCGTCTATTTGTATTTGTGTTATCATTATGGGTATTTATTAAATAGTGATATATAATTCTGTTTTCTTTCAACAGATGTCAAATTTCTATTATATGCGAAGATTCGTACAACACTTCCAGTCATATTTGTTGAAGCGGGTAAACCAAATCCTTGATTGATTTCTCTTCCAAATAAAACAGGCTCTGCTAAACTACCTGTAAATGAACCTGGACCATATACAGCAGGGTCAATAGATACAGAATTACCTGGTATTGTTGTATTAAAATTTGTTGTAACAAATCCGTTTGTAGAACTACCAGTAGCACTTCCTAATATTTGAAATCCAAATAATTGTTTAGAACTTCCTGCAAAGGATGCACTATAACTATCCGCTAACATACCACCTTGATTGTATGTAGATGAATTAACATATCCATTAACTAAAACATCTCCTGTTTGTGAAGCTGCCATACCACTATTACCACCTCTAAACCACCAGTTCCAATCAGGAAAATCAGCTACACCTTTTGAAAAGAATGCAGGTTTAAAAGTATTTGTTTGTAATTGCGTATTTGTAAATTCAGTTAAAACATAAATGTTCCATTGAGATGCACTTACGAATGATGATGTTATTGAATTAGAAAATGTCAACCAATGATTGCCATCAAATGCAACTTTACTTCCATCAAAGTATTGCAAGCCACCACCAATAGTTCCAGTTATAGATGCAGTATAATCACCGGTATTCGAGTTCCATGTCAATGAGCCTGAAACGTAATCTTGAGCACGAAAATCAAATACCAATCCATCTTCTACAATTGCCCCACTAGAAGCTTCTGTTTGTCCTAAGAATGCTACTGAACTAAATTTCATTATATTAAATTTTTCACATTAGCCAAATACAAAGATGATGTATCAAACGCTACAAAACTTAATAGGTCTTGTGCTGATGATGATATAGTTGTTGTATAAAAATTACCACTTTGTTGTTTGAATGTACTTGCCATTACGATAGAGCCTGTACCACTAACATTCTGTGTAATTAATAAATTAGCAGTTTGTCCTGCTTTTATATTGGTTGCTTGAATTGTTGTAACAGGTGCAGATAATGTAAGTGTAAAGAAATTTCCTTTACTTAAATCCATACTAGCAGTAGCGGATACAGTACTTAAAGATGTTACATTTCCATAAACTGAACCTGTTATTGTTTGACTTCCGCTAAATGTATTAGAAGCATTAATTAAAGCCCAACTACCACTTTGTGAACCTAAAACACCCCACTTTATATCATTTGAAGATGTATAACTAAGTAATGATGCCGTTAATGCTTGAAGGGTTGTATTTTTAGTATTCTGTGATGAAGTAAATGTATTCAATTCAGCAACTGAAATATTTACACTTGCTGATGCAGCTTCTAAATTATTTAATCTTCCATTAGTAGAAGAAGTATATGAGTTAATAGAAGAAGTATAAGAGTTAAACGATGCTGTATTCTGTATTCCTACGTTAGTAAAACTACTACCATCACCTTTTGTATATGTTATTGTTGTTCCACTATATGATGCAGTATTTACCAATGAGCCTGTTTGAATAGGGCCTACTGAAGCAGTAAATGCGTTTAATGCAGCAATTGATATCTTTGCACTACCACTAAACACTTCTAAACTATCTATTCTTTGATTAGTAGATGAAGTGAATGCATTGTATGAACCTGTGCCTACTTTACTTCCGTCTTGTAAAATATCAATAGAAGCAATTGCTCCATTTACATTTGGTACAATACTTGCACTAACTAAACCATAAAAATGTAATCTTGTAGAATATCCTTGCAGTATACCATCATCTTTTATTTCATTTACTGATTGTGACCACGTATTTAAATTGCTTAAATTTATTTCAGCTGAATCTAATCTTGCATCTAATGAATAAGTTGCTGCATTGTATCCTGTATTTAAAACTAATTGACTTGCAGTGAATGCATTCAAATTAGTAAACGATGGTTGTTGAGATGCACTAAACTGATTCAATAAGTTAATTGAATTAGTTACTGATGCTGTAAATGATTGGTATGGTATTTCGTTTACCAATGAATCAATCATATTAACATTAAACGAACGTAAGTCCGAAGGTGTAATATCACCTACATTATTATTAGGGAATGATTGACTATTATCTACAATAAGTGCTTGCTTTGATATTTGAGACATATCTTTATTTTATTTTTACTGATTTACTTGTTCGAAACCTTCATCATACCCATCACTAAATCCACCACCACCTGTTCTATTAGGTGATTGTATGTTACCAATACCTTGCTGCATCAATGCTCCATTGCAACATTTAACATCATAAGTATCTTTATCTAAACATAAACAACCTCTTCTACTATTCTTTGGTGAACTTAATCCACGAGTAGGGCCTATGTAGATACCACTTTGATTCTCTCTATTAACAGAGTATCTCAAATTACCACTTCTGCTATTGCTCCAAATGCCTCCCATAGTTTCGTTTTAGTAATAACAATAAAGATTTGAAAAGTTATTATCCCCCCATTTTTTTCATTGCTTCCTTATGTAATAGGTTTTCAACTTGAGTTCTATCTGCTTTATACGCAAGATACAATAAACATTTCTCTAATGGTTCTTCTACTACTTTGTCAAAACGGAGAATGTTCCCTTCAGCGAGTTCATATATTGTTGTGTAAGCTGCCCACTTTTTTGCAAAATTAGCTTGGTGTTGGGAGGAATGTCCATCTGCATCGAAGAGTTCAGGATATCGTTCCACAATTCCATTAATAAATTTAACAAAAAAAAAAGTGCTCCAAAGTGTACATCCATACCTACTGATAAGAATTTGGATGCATCACCAGTACCTTCATATGTTTTAGTTAAATACATATCACCTTGCTTCTTTGTTACAGGTCTATATAGTATACTCATTATGTTCTGCCAATTTGTATCTATCTCTATTGTTTGATACTTTGTTATGTCCGCATAAGCACCATAAGTCATTTTAGATAAGTTAGGTTCAAAGCCATATTCTACTCCGTCTATTTCAATGAATCGTTGCAAAGGTAAATCAATCTTAGATAAAAACTTAGATAGTTCATCTTTGATTTTTATGTAGTTTTCTAATCCTAAACTATTTAAATACTCAACAGGTAATCCACATAAGTGGTGCATCATTATTGCCGTTATAGCTTCTTCATCACCTTTATAGTTCTTAATATCATTCTGTAATTCTAACCACTTCTTTAAAGTAATATCACCATAACTGGTTGGTATTCTTAATTCTAATTCTTTTATTGCCATATGTTTAATGCTTTTAATATATTTGTCAATCTTGTAACTTTCTTTTCTTCTATTTCTAATTTGCTATTCATCATTATCAGTTGAGCAGACTTATCATCTACTTCTTGCTGTAATTGTTTAGCATAGAGTATAAGTTCTCTTATCTCATCACTTGTCCACATCTGCGGTCTCGTGTCACTAAATCCATTGTTTAAATCTATGTTTTCCATTAGTATTTATATTGTCCTATTGTAATTGCGTATGTACCTTTACGTTGTGCTTTCTGACTTAACTTCATCATACAACAATACCTTGCCGCATCTATTAAGTGGTCTAATCCTCCTTCAGGTGTGTCAGTAGTATAACCATGTTTGTCAGTTGAGTATTGGTAGGCGTACATCTCATTGATTAAGTTCTGTGATGTCTTTAATATCTTTATCTTATAGTTTTGCATCACACCTATACCAAACTTAATACTATCTTTACCTTTCACTACTGGCTTTATATTGAATCCACTTCTATATAGTTCTTCTATCAATCTTGGTTCTGCACTATCTCCCCATATCTCTTCTGACTTCTGAATATCCAATGAATTTAATTTAGCTACTATGTCGTTTGTCACTAATCCCTTTTCGTAAATAAGTTCTTCCAAAAAGATTGTATCACTATTTTTATATACTGCACATAAGGCAGTTGGGTCATTACTAAATCCAAAGTCAATCCCAAAGGCCACAAAATCAGCGTCAATACTATCACACAACTCAAATTGAAAAATCGCTTTATCATTGGGAGCAAATTCACCTTTACCATATATCTTCCAATATTTCTCGTTTGTATGTTGTAAGTTCTCAATCGCATCTACCATTTCTTTTGGTAAGTAAATATTATCTTTATAAGTTGTTACAAATCTTTCAACCTCTGGCATTGTTCTAAGCCAATGGTAAGGACTAACTGTCGGGTTGTAAGCAAGTATGATTTTGCCAGAAGTACGGATAGATAACTGAAAATAACTTTCTTCATCAATCTCACTTGCCTCATCAATAAAGAGTATAGTAGACTTAATACCACGTAACTTATCAGCATCATCAGTAGAGAGGAATTGAATAGTAGAATCGTACAAGTTATAGACCCTATCAGTAATATTAAACTTTTCATCTTGCCATATGTTTAGTGATTGTAGGATATCTTTAAAATCCTTCATTACCGTCCTTTTTAGAGAGGGTATTGTTTTCCTTACTATTGTTATTGTTTCTTTATTTTCGATTGCTTTTACTATCAGGAATTGCAATACAGCATATGTCTTACCACTTCTCGTTCCTCCTATGTGTTGTGTGACTCTGCTATTAGATTCTAATAGGTTTTCAAATGTAACTGTTGTGTTGATATTAACTTCCACTTCCTGATTTGGTTATGTTTACATTTATAGATTGTATCTTTTGTTCAATCTCTGCTTTCATTTCTGTCCTACTCAATTTAGGTAAAGCATATTCCATTAACTTCAATGCTAAGTCCATTGCCTTCTCTGGGTCTCTCTTCTTTATCTCTTCTAAATCTTCTGATATTGTATTGAGGGTATTGTTTACTGCACGAGCAATAGTTAACTTCATTTGTTCTGTTGACCTATTCAATGCTCCTGCTGGTCTACCTTTACTCAATTGATTTCCTTTAACGAATGGCATAAATTATGTTTGTATATGTTATTTTAACAATACTATTCAATATTTGTAGTTGATTATATAATTCTTTGAAATCCATACATCTTAATCATATTGCCATCTTCATCTGCAATTATCAACATACCACTATCTTCATCACCTCTTAATATTATTTGCTTATCTCTTATCCAAGTCCAATTAAAGTTAAGATGCACATATTGATAATCTATATTATGATGGTTAGTATTCATAATGTCCACGAGTATCAGGATAATCTTTCTTAATCATATTCCTAGTTCTTGCATATGGATTCATTTCTTTTTTTGCTTCAGGTGTTCTTCTATCTAAAATCCATTCCATTATTCCGTTATCCTTTATATCTTTAAGTTGTTTATCATAGTGTGCAGTAATAATACTTCTATCACCTGTCTTTTCAAATTCAATCCATGCTTTTCTTAAAGCAGTTCTTATTGAACAAAATCTTTTAAATGCTTGATTAGTATAAT